ACCTACATAATGTCATATTTGCATCACCAAATAAATCAAAGATCAGAAATCTACAGAGTATAGGTAGAGTTTTAAGAAAGGGTGATAATAAAATTAAAGCAACTCTTTTTGATATTGCAGATGATATAACTTATGGATCTTCAAAAAACTATACTTTAAATCATATGATGGAGAGGGTGAAAATTTATAATGAAGAAAATTTTAACTATGAGATGCTCACGATACCTTTAAAAAAATGTCAAATAAATTTTTAGCAGTCGTAAAACTCAACACAGGAGAAGAAGTTATTGCAACAATAGAACCTTCACCAGAATTTGATGCGATATCATTAGATCGTCCAGCAATGATCGGACATTCATCTTTCTCTCGAAAGCCTGGATTAAGTATAATTAAGATTGAACCTTGGATCAAGACAGGTCGTGAAAAAACATATATAGTGGAGATGAGTAACGTTATCACTACATGTGAGATTACTGATAAAGAAGTAATCTCTGCTTACAATCAATTTGTAAAAGCATATTATGAAACTGAGGTTCCTAAATTAAAACCAAAACCAAAGATGACAAAGGAAATGGGTTATATATCTAATGTTAAAGATGCTCGTAAGAGTCTAGAGAATATCTTTAAGAATAGCTAAATCTATCCCTTGAACTCCTACAGAGTTATTGTAATACTTTTATAAGGTATTGTCAAGCGCATGAAAATAGTGTATAATAATGTTATGAATGAACAACATAATCAATGCATTCCATGCCACGGACAAGAAAAAGATCGGAACATTATGTAAATAACAAAGAGTTCCTTGCCGCTATCATTGAGTACAAGGAAAAGGTAGCCTTGGCTGAAGAAAGAGGCGAAACAAAACCTCGTATTACAAATTATCTTGGAGAATGTTTTCTTAAGATCGCAACTCACTTATCTTTTAAACCTAATTTTGTAAATTATATGTTTAAAGATGATATGGTGTGTGATGGTATTGAAAACTGTGTTCAATATATAAACAACTTTAATCCAGAAAAATCCAAAAATCCTTTTGCATATTTTACTCAGATTATACATTATGCTTTTCTAAGAAGAATACAAAAGGAAAAGAAACAACTTGAAATTAAAACTAAAATTATTGAAAGATCTGGTTATGAAGAGGTATTTACTGTTGATGGTGACATGACAGGTACTAGCTCTGATTATAATCAAATTAAAGATTCTGTGCAAACAAGAATGAACTATCAGTAAAATGTTTAAACAAGTCACAAGTTATGTCAAAGAAATCTATAACTCAGCAAAGTATTTGTTAGATGGATTTTCTGTAACTCTTTCTCATATGGGTCGTAGGCCAGTTACGGTTCAGTATCCTTACGAAAAACTGATACCATCTGAAAGATATCGTGGTCGCATACACTATGAGTTTGATAAATGTATTGCTTGTGAAGTTTGCGTTCGAGTTTGCCCAATTAATCTACCTGTAGTAGATTGGGTAATGAACAAACAGACAAAGAAGAAAGAATTAAGAAACTATTCAATTGATTTTGGTGTATGTATTTTTTGTGGTAATTGTGTTGAATATTGCCCTACGAATTGTTTATCTATGACAGAAGAATATGAACTCGCTACATTTGACAGGCACAACCTTAACTTTGATAACATCGCTCTTGGACGACTTCCCACTAATGTTACAACTGATCCCTCAGTTAGGCCATTGCGTGAATTATCTTACTTACCAAAAGGAGAGATGGATCCCCATACAGTAAAAGACTCTGATCCAAGAGTCGGTAAATTACCAGAAGAAGTATTAGATTGGATGACTAAATGAAAATTGCGATTATTACTGATCAACATTTTGGTGCAAGAAAAAACTCCAAATTGTTTCATGATTATTTTTTAAAATTTTACGAAGATATATTTTTTCCAACTTTAATTAAAGAAGGCATTACAACCATAGTTGATATGGGTGATACTTTTGATAGTCGTAAAGGAGTTGATTTTGTATCTTTAGAATGGGCAAAGAATAATTACTTTGATAAGTTACAAGAATTAGGTATTGTTACTCATACTATTATTGGTAATCATACTGCTTATTATAAGAATACAAATGATTTAAGTGGTGTGGATCTTTTTCTTCGAGAGTATGATAATATTAAAATATATTCAGAAGCTGAAGAGGTTACGATAGATAAGACAAAATTTTTATTTGTACCTTGGATTAATTCTGAAAATTTAGATCGAACTTTAGATGTCAT